ACCAGATAGCTTTGTCTCTTCTTCAAATGAACGCTCAGAAGTTTCAGTTTCATAAATCTCCTTATGCTCTTCACCATATTTCTGGTATTCGAGTCCATACAAGGCGTTTAAACCCGGAAGGAGTTCTTTTAGTAGTTGCGATCTTGAAATTGCCATTTAAAACTCTCCTTAAATACCTAGATTATTCTCTGATGAGAGAACACTAAAGTTAAACTTAACAATGAACTCAGGGTAATCATCGTTCTCTGTGCCAGCAACAACCTCAACAATTCTCATTGCTAAAGTTTCTGTCACAGCGATTGAACCACCATTACTACCGACAACAAGGTTTATACCTGAAAGTCCGGTAGAGGTGCTTTGAGCCTCATAGTTACCTAATGCTGCATTTTTACCAACAGCGCCAGCAAAGCCAGAACCGTCTGTGCCACTATTAAATGTTCCTAGTGCAGCGCTACCTTGAATCTGATATAGCTGTCTTGGATCATCGTTGACTCTAACAAATATGTCTGTAAAGCCAGCGGTAGTAGCATTGGCTGGTAAATGTTGTGCAAATTGTTGAACGCCATTAGCATCAACATATCTAACACCAACACATACACCCATAACACCAGCAGTGGCGTTAGTAGATGTTCCTGTAAATTCAACCGCTACAGGTGTAGCTGTTGCGGCCACAGGTAGCCCAGCAGTAGTTAGTAATACCTCATCACCAAAAAATATTCCAGCCGTATTATTAGCTTTAACTGGAAATTCTCTCATAGCACCGCCATGATTGGGTGTTCCGCCAAGCATATTTACTGGACGTAACCCGAAAGGGGAAGCAGTAGCTGCCATTTTATCAATCTCCTAAAAATTATTTACCTTTTCCAAAAGATACCGATGTTTTGTGATCTTTAAACAAAGGCGCTCTTGGATCATTTTCTTTCATAAAATTATTATCAACTGAATCCATCTGGTTATTAGCCTGATTTTGATAATAGTCATTTCGTTGTTTTACAAGCTCTTCTGGAGTTTTACAAAGTAGTAACCCACCTATTTCTATACAGCCCGGATGCTTACTATGCGTATCCGATACAATTTGCATGTGTGGTTGTTCTGTCGCTTTAACTGGCTCCCAACCTTCTCTTAGTTTCATAGAAACATTTCGAGGGTCGGCCTCATTTAAAGTAGACGTGCGAACCCATCTATAGTCGTACCCAGGTAACCTATTAGGTTCTGGTAACGTAGAAGGAGGTGCCCAACTCTTTGGTCTCTCCGCAGAAGTTCTGTTTTCGTGTGTTCGGTCGGTTCTTTTATCAGCCATTTTTGTTCTCCAATCTAATCAATTCTTTTGCATACTGCTCTGGTGTCAATCCCAACTTCTTCGCTAAATTTATCTGCGATGTGTTTAATCGTACTTTTTTTGAAGATGTCGTTCGTGTCACTGGAGCCACAACAGCCGAAGATTTTGTTTTTGCAGATTCCTTCGTGTCTGCAGCAACATTATCAGAGTCGAAATGTTCTGGAAACCGTTTGCGTATTGTTTTATCAATACGATCATAATATTCATCCGTAGTGGCGTACGCTACGCCATTTTGCTTTACCAACTTCTCATGCAAACCTAATGCAAGGCTGGTCATTTCTTCGTCATCACCAAACCAATCATTTTTTTTCTGCCATTCCATAGCCTTTGCGTCAGGTGGTAAAGCAGCAGGTTGTCGTACATTGTCCTTTTGTACATCATCTTTATTAGTTTGTAAAGGGGCAACAGCACTTTTTATTTTATCCGATCTAATGCTTGCATCATTTAATAGTGCTTGGGCTTCTACTATTTTGTCACTATCCCCTAACTCATACGCTTCTTTATACTGTTTTTTAGCCGCCGCTAACTCTAAATTGGCAGCATTTTTCTCAGTATCTACAAAACGATGTTTAAGTTTTTTGTTTTCATCTAACAGCCTTTTAGCTGCTTGAATAGCTTCTTGGTTTTCACGTTGAACACGTTCTTTCTCTCTGCGTTCATCATGCCAAACCTTTTTAAGCTGATAAATTTTATCCTTTACCTTATCATCATACTCAGTTAACTCATCAGACTCTAACCTTTCAACTAACTCTTTGGGTAAGTTTTTACGATTCTGGTCTGCTTCAGGAGTGTCATCAGATATTTCTACTTCAACATCAGATACTTCAGCTTTTACTTCCTCTTTTACTTCTTCTTCAACAACTTTTTGATCTTCAGCCATTTTATTCTCCTATGCTCGTGAAATTCCTCGTGGATCTTCTACAACCGCTTCTACACTATCATCGTTTATAAGGCGAAACTCTTTACCATGTATTTTTACCCTTGTGCCTGAATTAGGTCTAGCTAAAATAAAATCTCCTTCTTTACACCAAGGGCCACTAGGAAACCTATCTTTGTCTGTGTAGCAATCAGGACCAAGTTTTAAAACAAAAAACACAGTACTTAAAACTTCTTCAAAGTGTTTTGTTGTATCAGCTTTAATTAAACCGCTTTCATACTTGTCTTCTATATTAGGTACCGTACATAAAATATGATACCCAGAAGGTTTTGGTAATTGTGTAGCTTTATCTGCTTCAGTAGTTTCACTCATCTTCGTAGCCTTCCTCCGTAGTTCGTCTAAGGTCTTCAACGTGTGTCTTTGCAATATTAAGACCTTTTATAACACCGCAAAGTTTTTGATACTCGTCATAAGTTTTAGCTGACCCATTAGTCATAGCCCCACTAACACTTTCAATTTCTTCGTCTATTTTATTAAATAATACCTCAAAAACAGTCATTCTTTAGGCTCCTGTGTTGGAGGTGTTGGAGCCACAGGTTTTTCTTCTTGTTGTGTCATTGACATAGCTTGTTGCATAAACATCCTTGCTATTTCGTCATCCGATTTATCTAAAGCTCGTTGCTCTTCAACTAGCATTTTTATAGCCTCAGAAGACTCTTTCTGTTCTAACTTCGCATCCTCTGTGGCTGCTTTTGCCATAGCGGTAAGCTGAGTTTGTCGCTCTTGTGAAGCAATTCTTTCCTGCTCTACTGCAATCTGTGCTTGTTTTAGCGACGTATCTGCTTGATCTTTTTGTGCTTTTCGTTGAGCATCTTGCGCTTTAATTTGCAATTCTTGTTTTTGCATTTGAATAATTGGGTCTTGTGCCTGTTGCATAGCTTTTTGTTGCGCTACAGCAGCCGTATTATTCTGCGCTACCTTAGTAGCTGCCTGAGCCACTAACCTAGATATTTGAGTTTCGTATTCTTCAGGCATATCAACATCTGGTTTAGGCAATGGTGCGCCCAACTGTTGCTCCATTTGAATCCTATACTTAAACCCAACGTGTTCAGCAATATGCGCTTGTAAGCTTGCTATTATGGCTTTCGCATTTGGGTTTTGCCCAATAAGTTGAGACACAGATGGATCATTTAAAAACGTAGTATGCACGGTAATATGGGCGTCATGGTCTTGATATAAAAAGGCTTTTAACTTTTTACCTTTTAATGCGTTCATATTTTCAGATACTGGGTCTTTAGGCTTTTCATCATCGTCAAGAGGTACAATCTTAGAAGCATTTTTTATACCTAATACATCTAACATTTGTCTATGTAGTTGAGGCATATTGTAGATTTGCGGAGCACCTTGTGCCATTTGCAAGACCGTTTGGTATTGCACAACTTTTTGTGCCATCGTAGAAGAGTTAGGGTCTGATACAGGTAGAACTTCTACTAAACTATAATCAGATTTTTTAACCAGAGGAGAGCCACTATCTGGGTTATAACTATATGCGTTCGGAGTGTACTCACTAATAATCTCTTTTAATAGCTTAAACTCCTGTCGCATAGAATAATGCACTCTAGCTTGCACAGCAGACATAACTTTTAAAGTTCTTTCTAGTATTGCAAGTGTTGTACCCACAGGACTGTTAGCTGACATATCAGCAACTTTTAAATCTGCTGCACTTGCAAACCTTCTACCCTCGTCAACTATGGTTCCTAATAAACTAAACAAAGTTTGACTAGGTTCTTTATACGGCAACGTCATTATATTGTCTTTTATAGACCCACTTGGTACATCTACATCTCTAAACTCAGCAGGACTTATTGGTGTATCATCACCTTTTACTCTAAGTCCTTTGGTTTTAAACCCACCGGGGAGATTAGATAGGGTTCCTGCGTCCACAAGTTGTCTTATTAAAGAGGTGCCTGATTTGGCAAAAGCCCCTATCAAATGTATTAAACCAAAATGATAAAACCCAAATCCTGGAACATAACCATAATGTACAAAATGATTACGCTTCTTTTTTAAATCGTCGTCTGGTTGATAATTTCTGCGTATTGATAAAATAGTGCCTGAGTTTTTTTCTAGTGTTACTACATAGGGTAAGGCAATACCTTCCTTATCTTCAAACCCCGGTAAATCCAAATGTACGTGCATTTCTAGTATCTTGTACCGATCATCATATGACGCAGAAAACCCCATCTTTTCAGCTATCTTTTTCTCTACATCATCTAAATACCCCGTATCTTGTTCATCAAGCTCTACGTCTTTATAGAAACCAGACACTTGTAGTTTTTTAAGATCGTTAGGTGTTTTACGCATAACATGAGTTACACGTTCACAAGTTTCTAAATCTGAAGCACCATACGGAACAACAATATCTTCAGCAGGTACAAATACAGAAACCTGACGTTCTAAGTTAGGATCATAATAAACTTTTTTAAAAGCATTACCTGATAACCCAAGACC